TCAAATAACCAACTTAACCCATTCCTGACCTCGAGTATCGTTATAGCGATCGGTGGTTGCCTGGACTTTATGTCCTAGTAATGTTTTTGTATCGATACCCTGTGCACGGTACAGCCGTTCTGATAGAGAGCGTTGTTCATGAAATGTTGGCGGAGTTTTTCCTGCTGGTGGAATTATCCCAGCCAGATCCCGTGCTTTGGCAAAGTAGTCGCTCAGGTTGTCTTTACTCATCGGCTTCGGTTGTTTCTGGTGCCGACTATGGATTAGATATGGACTTAATATTCTGTCTCGGCACCCATCAATAACTTCTTTTAACGTTATCCCAATAGCATCACAGCGTAGTGTAAGCGGTAACGCCAGACGCATTCCGGTTTTTCCCTGGGTGATATGCAAGTGTTCGTTCCACACATCTGAAAAACGCATGTGGCAAATGTCATCACGGCGCTGACCAGTAACAATCGCAAGAAGCATTGCGTTACGGATAAAGTGTTTTTCAGGCGTTGCGTTGTAAATTTTTTGCCAGTCTTCCAGAGTGAGCCTGGCTCTGGTTACTTTAGGGATCGGTTTACGGGTAGCCTCCGGAGGATTCCATCCGGGAGGGACTTCCCCTGCATGCTGTGCTTCTTTATAAATATCAACCCATAATCCGCGATTTACTCTCGCTGTGCTGACCATGTCTTTATCCAGCCACTCATCCAGTATTAATGCAAAGTCTCTTACTTCCAGTTCTTTCAATGGGTGGTTTCCCAGACGGGAAACCAGGTATGCAGCCATTCGGGCTTTTTCTTTGTGAGTTGTAGCTGCAATATCTCCATTTTTCAGTCGCGTGTCCTGTATTTTCAGATATCGATCAACCCATGCCTTTAATCTGATACCCCGACGTTTTGTTGCTGACGGACTTTCATCAATTTTGCGCATGAAATATTCAGCTTCTGCTGCAGCTATTCGCTGATTGGCTGTGGAAGCGATTTTTTCTGCCTTACCTTTGTCTGTTCCGAGTCCGTGAAATTTTCCAGTCACAGGATTTTTATACTGGTAGTAAACTCTGCCAGTTCTGCGATCAAACTTTTCGTAAAGACCGGCTACGTCAGTGCTGTTTTTTCGTGGCCTCGGTGACATGAGTTAAAATCTCCTTCAGTGCATCATCATCGCCAGTATGAATTTCCGGCGCAATTCCCGTTTCACCAGGCCCAACAAATACTGCTCGGCGATCTATCAGCCAACGCCCACGAATTTTTTGTGGTCTTGGAACGATGTATCCTAGTTTTCCGTATTTCACCAGGGTAGTGTTTGTTATTGGGAGACTGAACCGTTTTGGTTTCCACTCGTCGAGCGTTATCAGGTACTGTTCGCTCATGGCTATCACTCCGGAACGCGCCAGTTGCAGAATATCAACGACAACCGGCGACAGTTGAACATTAAGAATCAGCCTGACTCGGGATCAGTTTTTGCCAGATAGCTGAAACGTATTTTGCCTGGTAACGGGCGTCATCAAGTGCATTATGGCGCTCACCTTCGAATGGAATAGCCGTTCTGGCATCGAAGTCTATGGCTTTCCCCAGCTCAACGATTGTGCGTACATCGCGATCGTTGTAGTAGCGCCACGGGCAGGGGATGTCCAGGTGTTCGTATGAGGTGCGCAAAATTGCGTTATCGAAAGTTGCACCATTACCCCATACCTGAACTAATTTTTCATCTGAGTATTCGTTGATGAACTCCCGAAACCGCGAAAGGGCATCCTTCAGTTTTACCTGGTCTGTTAAAATGGCAGCTCTGGCTTCACTGGACTGCTTCAGCCACCATTCGATGGTTCCACCGTCAGGAACAGCCCCTGTATTCATTGCGTCAGTCAGACTGATAACGATATAAAATACTGGCCCGATTTCCCCTGTTTGTGGGTCGAAGAAAACCGCACCAATAACCACGATGGGCGCATTGGTGTTGGTTCCCATTGTTTCAAGGTCGATCATCAGGTGGTACCACACTCTGCTGGTGGATGTGATAATGTGATGACCGTTCACTGCAATTAAGGGATCTGCCGTCTCGCCAGTTTCATTATCGCTGGCGTGGTCCTGAGCGCTGCCAGCATTCTCCTTTTGTGGATGTTCAGCGCCTTCCATTTCCTCCGGATCATTTTCCTGAACTTCAACCTGATTCTCGTCATCGAATGTTTCCTGGTATGTTGCGTTGCCCATCACCGCACCACAGTCAGGGCAGTTATCCCCGCCAGACTGACCGCAGGCATTGCAAACTTTTTCCACTTCCTGTTGCGCCACTGGTTCAGGCTGTTTCGTTTCTGGCTCGTTTTGTAACGCATTTGGGCTGTTTTGTTCCGCTTTCTGGTCGTTCTGTTCCGATTCTTGTTGGTTCTGGTTCACAGAATCGCGGGTTTCAATCCCCTTCACCCATTTCGGATCATTCGGGTCGCTAATCCCTGCAACAAATTCACCGCGAGAGGCCGCAAGCAACTTATCGGCGTCAGGCTGGCTGATATTGGCTGCTTGCATAATTTTGTTTACTTCGTCAGCGGTAACTTTTACCTGATTAACTGGATCTATCTGTGCCTGAGCATCCAGCGATTGCGTGTCCTGGCGATGTTCAGTTGTATCCGGTTCCATTGTTTCAGCCGTTGCCTGTTCATCTGCCATTGCGTCAGACGGTTGTGATTTTTCCTCATTATTTTTTTCTTCTTCTGTTTCGCGTTCAGCAGCCAGTTCGCGGTTAACTTCTTCCAGGATATCTTTTTCCGGTGTATGTCGTGCAGCAGCGAGAGTTTCCTCGGAAGGGTTCTCGTGATCAGTCTCTGTTAAATAGGCGTTGATATACCCCTGAAGACGTCCCGGGTAATGATAAAACTCAGGGTGTGCGCTCCGGATAAGTGCAAAAATAGCGGCGCGGGAATAATCCAGGATACCCGGGATTGCGCGAAGTGCCGCGGACCATTCTTTGAACGGACTTTCTTTCTTCCGGACGACTTCTTTTGCGCGACGATAAACGCTGCCCGGAATTTCATAAATATTAAAATCCATCGGAAGTGTGGCCGCTGCAATCTCCACATCCAGCGTATCGAAGGTGTGTACTAAATTCGGATTGCGATCGGTTTTGTTCCCTCCACCGGCATTAGCACCGGAAGCCGTGCGGGTGATGCGTGAAACACGATTTCCTTTCATCCACTCTTTTGTCAGCAGACCGCGATCGGTGTAGTCAGCGCCCAGGTAGGCTTCGAAAAAAGCAGTCATCAGTCCCAGGTCTGAATTACCAGGATTAGGGAAAACTTTGTCAGTGTCACGAACCAGTTTGTGGAGATCGCGAATTTCCAGCGGTTCGAGTTGCGCTGCTTTATTTGAGATGGCCAGCGCGGTAACGGCGGGAAGTTTTTCATCCTGTGCGTTATGTAATGCGCGTAGTTCGCCCCGCGAAACGTGTGTGATCGGTTTTTCGCTGCCGTGCTGTGCCAGCCATCGAACAGGCAGAATCTGACCTGAAACCGGCAGGAGCATATTCTCCTCAATCTCAGTCATGTCTTCGCCGTTGACGTTGGTATTGTCAGTGCCGGATGCTCACCCGTGTCCGGCGCACGCACTCCACCTCACCCGTGGAGAACTCCTTAATTACTAACCCTCAGGAGGATGAAATGGGGTTTGATGTCAATGAAACTCTTAACTCTCTTATACGGAAAATTAATGATTTTGATAAAACACTACAGCATGCTGCGGCGCGTAGTGATATAACATTGTTAGCAATTTCATACCTTGCATCTGCCATGAATAAAGATGAAACGGTACGAAAGAATCTCGTTGATTATATCGACTCGCTTCAGCCGGGCACTTTCAACCCTGAGAGCTTCAATCATGAGAAAGAGCATGTTAAATCTGTAATTAATTCTCTTGTTTTGAATCAAAAGAATTGATGCTTCTTGTTACGAAGCAATTTTCAAGGGGTTCTATCCGAATCCCTTTCTTTTCCATTAACAAGCCAAACCCCTTATTAATGATGTCCATTAGATCCAGGAAGTATTTTTCATGTAAATCCTGGTTATCAGAGAGCTGCTTCTCTTCGTACAGACCGATAAAGGCACGACGCACGTTACCGGATATAGTATCGATGGTTTCTTTTTCTACGGTACTCAGGTCAAGAGTCGCCAGTTGGGAACGAACTATATTCGCTGCCATTTCCTGGAATTGCATTGGTAAATCTTTAAATTCCATTATTAGCCTCGTTGGTTAGCTATTAACGCGGGTATGTAATCATTCTGGCAATGCTTAATGCCGCTGCTTTTTCCAGCCTGGTGATATCCTGCTCCAGAGCGGACAGATTTTCAGCCTGCTTAGCCCTGGCTTCATTGGCCCATTTCAGATCCTGCGCTGCATTAATTTTCTGGCGCATCCACTCATAAAGTTCATCATCGGTATAGTCTGGCGCGATGATGACGGGTTCTCGTTTCTGCATACTGATTCCTCGCGGTGCTGTTTCGCTTATCAGCCGTTAGATTTTGCCGAACTGGAAAGCGCCTGTTTAAATTCGTTGAAGCTGTGAGCTTCTTCGCCTTCGGCAAGGCCTTCGAAGTATTCTTCGTAAGCCTTTTCCATGATTGTGTCAAAATCCATATCACTCACCTGAGTTTCTTTCCAGCCAGCGACGGGCACCATTTTCGGTTTTAAACGTTTTGCTTTTGGTATACGTCATTGCGGTGAAGGTGCCGTCCTGGTTTGGAAACACGCCGTACACCAGAGATTCGTTGTTGCCAAGATCGATAGTATCCATGCTGACCTCATTTCCCCTTAACGCCGGGGTAGCGGAACTTTAGCCTGACAACGATGCGGTTCGTTGTTGATGGAATGAATGGTAAAACTATTGGTTTTATTGGTCAATAGGCAATGGAACATAAAGTTTTATTTGTGAGGATAAAAAAAGCGCCAGGGAGGCGCTTTTTTCATGTAACTTATTGTTTTTGAATATCATTGATTATGTCGTATACATCGTTTTTTAGAAGATCCATTTCATGAAGAATGCTTTTTGTGTGCATGATTAGTCTCAGCTTTTCCGTTTCTGGCAACTGATTAAAAAGGGACAATAGCGCCTTTTCTTTGTCGTCAAGCTGGATTAGTGGTGGTGCATCTTCTTCCTTTGAATGTTCATTTAGCGGCATAAAAAACCAATGTTCTGGTTTTCCTGTTACCGCGGCAAGTCTTTTTAATCTTTCTCCGCTGGCAATGGTTTCTCCTGTTGCCCACTTACGCACAGCGGTATGGGACAGCATAACCTTTTTAGCCAGACCGGCTAACGACCAGCCATGTTCGCTCATTGCTTGCCGAACTCTCTCAGCAAATATTGGATGGTTTATTTTACTCATTTTTTAAGTATACAACCAAAGGTTTCACCAATCAGCAAAACTATAGGTTTTGTGTTGAAACTTATAGTTTTTGATGGTAGCGTAGGTGAAATTAATAGTACTGGTGGAAAGTATGAGTAATCAAATTCACGATAAGATCTCTAAAAAAATGTCGAAAACTGACATTGGCAAACACTTTGGCATTAGCTCCCAGGCCGTAGGCAAGTGGTTCATTAAAGGCAAGGTTCCTGCTGAACGCGTGTCGTCACTCTGTGCATTACTGAATTGGGAAATTACTCCCCACGAACTTCGCCCTGACATTTATCCCAACCCAACAGATGGACTACCTTGTGAAAATAAGTGTATGTCGAATGAATCACTGGCGGTGAACAATGATATTCACTCCTGAGCAGGCTCGCGAGGCTCTGGATGCCTGGGTATGCCGACCAGGAATGACGCAGGAGCAGGCGACGATATTAATCACGGAAGCATTCTGGGCTCTGAAAGAACGCCCGAACATCGATGTTCATCGCGTCACGTTTGATGATGGCGCGGTTGATCAACGGGCGCTGGGCGTTAACAGGGTGAAGATATTCGAACGCTGGAAAGCTATCGACACCAGGGATAAGCGTGAAAAATTCACGGCGCTGATTCCGGCAATTATGGAGGCTATCCGGATCAGCGATTTCAGGTTGTATTGTGAAATTACTGACGGAAAAAGCATTACGTACATGATCGCCGGGTTAAACAAAGAATATGGCGATGTGGTGGAGTCCGGGCTGCTTTTTGCGGATCCAGCTGTTGTGGAACGTGAGACTGACGAGCTTATAGAAAAAGCCATTGCTTTCAAGCGTGCGTATCGTCAGCAATATCAACAAAAAGCCGGATGGAATTATGAGTCTTCTTTTTGCTGAACGCCCACTGGTTATTAACACTCAGCTGGCGATGAAAATAGGTCTGAACGAAGCCATTGTGTTACAGCAGCTGCATTACTGGTTGAGAGATACCGGTTCCGGCATGGAATGTGATGGTGTTCGCTGGATTTATAACACAACAGAACAATGGCTGGAACAGTTCCCGTTCTGGTCAGAGTCAACGTTAAAACGCGCATTTGCAAGTCTGAAAGCGCTGGGGCTTTTGCGTTGCGAAAAGCTCAACAAATCAAAGCGTGACATGACTAATTTTTACACGATTAATTACGAGAGCGAGCTTTTAGATGGTGGCAAAGTGAGCGAATCCATCAGGTCAAAATGCGCCGCTCCATCAGGTCAAAATGACACGATGGAAGAGGCCAAAATGACACGCTCCATTGGTTCAAAACGACACAATGTCATCGGGTCAAAATGGCCTGATGATCTTACAGAGAATACAACAGAGATCACTACAGAGAATAAAAACACTTCTCGTCCGGAAGCTTCGCAACCGGACATGCAGACGGCTGAACAGGATTTTTTAACCCGACACCCTGACGCGGTTGTGTTCAGTGCGAAAAAACGCCAGTGGGGTAGCCAGGAAGATTTAGCGTGTGCGCAGTGGATCTGGGGACGAATCGTGAGTCTTTACGAGCAGGCTGCCAGCGATGATGGCGAAATCATGCGACCGAAAGAACCCAACTGGGCTGCATGGGCCAATGATGTGCGCACAATGCGGATGCTGGATGGCAGAACTCACAGACAAATTTGCGAAATGTTTGGTCGGGTGCAGCGGGATCCCTTCTGGGTAAAAAACGTCATGAGCCCGTCAAAGCTTCGCGAAAAATGGGATGAGCTGGTTATTCGTCTGGGGCGTTCGCCTGTACAGCGTTGTGTGAATCACATTTCTGAACCGGATACCGAAATTCCGCCGGGCTTCAGGGGGTAACTGACCATGAAAAATATTGCGGCAGGAGGCATTCTTGAACGTATCCGCAGACTGGCCCCGCCACATGTAACCGCCCCATTCAAAACGGTAGCGGAGTGGCGCGAGTGGCAACTTTCCGAAGGCCAGAAACGTTGTGAGGAGATCAACCGTCAGAATCGTCAGTTGCGGGTGGAAAAAATTCTGAATCGCTCTGGCATCCAGCCATTGCACCGCAAATGCTCGTTTGCGAATTACCAGGTGCAGAACGACGGTCAGCGATACGCGTTGAACCAGGCGAAATCTATCGCTGATGAACTGATGACCGGGTGTACAAATTTTGCGTTCAGCGGAAAACCTGGTACCGGAAAAAACCATCTGGCGGCGGCTATCGGGAATCGCCTGCTGAAAGATGGCCAGACAGTGATTGTGGTTACCGTGGCTGATGTCATGAGTGCTCTACACGCCAGCTATGACGACGGGCAATCAGGCGAAAAATTTTTGCGGGAACTGTGCCAAGTGGATCTGCTGGTTCTTGATGAAATTGGCATTCAGCGCGAGACAAAAAACGAGCAGGTGGTGCTGCACCAGATTGTTGATCGCCGGACAGCGTCGATGCGCAGCGTGGGGATGCTGACAAACCTGAACTATGAGGCCATGAAAACATTGCTCGGCGAGCGGATTATGGATCGCATGACCATGAACGGCGGGCGATGGGTGAATTTTAACTGGGAGAGCTGGCGTCCGAATGTCGTCCAGCCAGGAATTGCGAAGTGATTTTTACCGGGAGGAAATTTTAATGGAAACTGTATTTGACGCACTGAAAGCAATGGGAAAAGCCACGTCGGTAGAACTGGCTGCGCGACTTGATATCAGTCGTGAAGAGGCTGTCAACGAGCTGTGGGAACTCAAAAGAAATGGCGTTGTTGATAAAACTGGTCACACCTGGTCTCTGGCTGGCGAAGGTGAATCCCGGGTAACCGAAGAGCGGCCAGTAAAATCTGAAGCACAGGATATGCTGACCGGGGAGGTCGAACAAAAAGTTACCGCAGACATGATGATTGAGTTTATCGGTCAGGATGGGGCTAAAACGTGTGAGGAACTGGCGGGTAAGTTCGGTGTCAGTACTCGCAAGGTTGCTTCCACGCTGGCGGTGGTAACCGCAACGGGGCGGCTGGCACGCGTTAATCAGAACGGTAAATTTCGTTACTGCATGCCGGGCGATAATTTACCAGCAGAGCCGAAAGCCGCGCTGGTAACGGAAAGTGATGGTAAGGCCTTTCCTCAACCAGCAGGTGTTGCGTTACCGGGACAGGAAGCTGCAACACAGGAAGATATTAAAACAGAAACTGTGGCAGACATTGTGCAGCCGCTTGAGAATCGAGTGGATAATCTGGTTCTGCCATCGCTGCGACAGGCAAACCGCGAACTGCGTCGGGCGAAAAGTGATATCCGGAAATGGGAGCGAGTCTGTGTCGCGCTGCGGGAGCTGAATAAATATCGCGATATTGTCGCCCAGCTTTGCCAGGAGGCAACCAGTGAGCAAAATTAACTATCAGGCACTACGTGAGATAGCAAAACAGGCAACACAGGGCGAATGGGTCGCGTTTATTTCGACGGGTACAGGTACGTATGCTGTGCATACGCCCGGTGATAAACGATGTGAAGATGTTATCAAATGGACCGGCTTTGATGGACTGAAAAACGCAGAGAACAACGCTCGTTATATTGCCGCATTCAACCCAAAGGTTGCACTGGAGCTACTTGGTGAAATTAAGCGCCTGGAGGACACAAATATTGATGCTATGTGCCGAATAGCACCGCTTGAGACTAAGCTCGCGGCTCTGGTGGCAGAGAACGCCGGGCTGAAACACGCAATGGCTGTAACTCTTGATCATGTGTCGGTCACGGATGCAGGGCAGGCTGGTGTTGCTGCAATGATTATCAACGATGCCCTACACCACAGCGAAACTCCAGCTACCGATGCTTTTCTGGCTGAAATTCGTGCGGAAGCACGCAACGAGGGGATTAACTATACCGCCAGCCGTCTTGCTGCTGCGTTCAATCACGGATTTATCAATAAGTCTTTGCGTGAAGTTTTCGACGTTACACGCATGATTTTGTCAGCGAAAGAAGAGTTGGCTAATGAAGCGCATCCGATTGATGGCCTGTCTGGTGAATATGCGGAGAAATCCCTTGAAGAATGGGCGGAACAGATTCGCAAAGGAAGCAGCCAGTGAATATCGACACCACGATAACGCTCGATACGGCCCTAAATACCGGTCTGGCACTTCTCGGTTGGCTTTACATCATGTCCCGTACATGGCGATGGCTGGGTTCCATTTTCCTGAAACAGTGGAAAAAACGGCGCAAACAGGAACTACGCCAGAAGGCATTAGAAGCGTTCTATGACGCATTTGAACTTGGCAGCATTGAACCAGGCACAACAGCGAGGATAGCGACAAAAGGCGACCTGATGATAGTGATGTTCCGACAGGAGAGAGCAGAGAAAGGGGAATCAGCATGAAATTTTCCAAATTTTCTGAGTTGGTGAATCGTATTTTGTCCAACAACCACAGCCATCGTCGCGATATGGATGTAACAATCGTTGTTCATTCGCCTGGCAGCATTGGTTCAACACCTTCAGTTGAGGTTCAGTCAATTCACGCTGGTTTTGATTGGGATTCCGGGAAAGTGCTTATTTTCCCATCACAGCCACTGACCACGCTAACACCAGAACAGATTACTGATATCACTGATAGTGTGCGCAAAGGTCAGTCTTGGCACGCATATCAGGAATATAAAAAGCATAAAGAGCAGTTGGAAAAATTGTCGATTGAACTGGATGCTGCAAAACAGCGCGTAGCAGAACTGGAGGCCAGTCGCGTGACGCTGGCGGAGGAGAACTCGTGGCTGAAGATGCTCATAGAAGATCATGCTGGTTGTACTGCTGTCTGCCCAAATTGCTCTCATGAAGAACCCAGTGAAACAGACGACATTGTTTGGTCTTACCGTTCACGGGAAACGCCAGCCACCGACGCTTTCCTGGCTGAAGTGCGGGCGCAGGCGTTTAATGACCTTTGCTCGGTGTTCGTTAAGGACGCGACGGTTGTCGGGCTGGACGATGGCGACATCGTTACGGTGAAAGAAGCGACGGACGCCCTGCTGCATTGTGCGGAACAGCTTCGCAAAGGAGGCAACCAGTGAGCAAGATTGACTATCAAGAACTGCGCGAGGCGGCGGAACAGGCAACGCAAGATGAATGGGTAGCATATATTTTGCCGGGTCATAACGGCATTTATCCTGCGCGCACGTCTGAGGGTAGGCATTGCGGATACTTTATTGACTGGCCTGGCGTCTGTCAGGGGCGGGAGAGCATCAGCATCAGAACCTACGCAGTGAATTGCAATGACGCATGGCTAAACACCGAAGGTGATGACATCTCCGGCTCATACGTTAAGTACAAAGACCATCAGGAAGTGGTTGCAGCTCTTGAGGCCAAGTGCGCGGCGCTGGCAGTGGAGAATGCGGCGCTTAAACAGTCGGAGAAGGAATTTAATAACTTCTGTCGTCAGGAGTACTACGGTTGGGAGGACAACTTCACGGAAACCCCAGCTACCGACGCTCTCCTGGCTGAAGTACGTGCGCAGGGGGTGGATATGGCTCGTAACGCGATGATTGATTTTGTTGATGGTGAAGTTGGGCCAAACAAGAACGTTCCGGGGCTGATTAGAGGCGCAGAGATATGCGTAAGTATTGCTGAACAGCTTCGCAAAGGAGGCAACCAGTGAGCAAAATTAACTATCAGGCACTGCGTGAAGCGGCAGAAAAGGCAACGAAAGGGAGCTACATCGTAGGGCATACATCGGTCAATCAGCATGGGAATATAACAGGAGTTTTTGTTTGTCAAAAATGGAAAGGAGAACCCGGTGGCGTGATTGCAGAATGTCATGTTAACTGCCTGGTTGAAACAGATGCTCAGGCTTATGCAAACGCTGAATTCATAGCAGAGGCTAACCCGGCTACCGTGCTGGCACTACTGGATGAACGGGAAAGAAACCAGCAATACATAAAACGCCGCGATCAGGAGAACGAGGAGATTGCGCTTACGGTTGGGAAGCTGCGTGTTGAGCTTGAAGCAGCAGAGAACAACCTTATTGATAGTGAATGCCATGTTGCTGAACTGGAAGAAGCGCTACGCGATAAGCAGGCGTTACTTGAAGCCTCAGAAAAGCGCAACGCAAAATTACAAAGCGAGAATGCATACATCCGCAACCGGTACAAAGAACTGGACCTATTAATCGGGAAAAACATTCTGGTCATGCAGGCTGCCATTATCGAATGGCAGGCAACTGGCGACGCTAAGAGCGGACTAGCATGGATTTATAACACACTGTTTGGCCCTGGCGAATTACCGGACGAATCTGAGAAAGATGCTCAGGCCTACTTTAATCGCAAATATGCACCGATTGACGAAAAGCTTATGGCGCTTCACAAGTGGTTTTGGGAACAAAGTGAAGCCGAGCGCGCTGCTGGTATTCGCATCAAAGGAGAGTGATATGGCTATTGCCGCAAGTTACACCATGCATCTCTACTGTGATTGTCGCCAGTGTACAAATGGTAAATATCAAACGCCAGACTTCGGTGAATATATCGGTACGTCATGGGCTGGCTGTGCAAAAGAGGCGCGCAAGGATGGCTGGCGAATAAGCAAAGACAAAACGCGTGCTTTTGCGCCCGGGCATAAAGTTTTGAGGATTAACACATGACCACTATTACCAAAGAGCGACTGCTGACAATCAAGCAGTGGCGCGAAACATACGGACCTGGTAGCAACGTTGTACTGCCAGCAGAAGAAGCGGAAGAACTGGCACGAATTGTGCTGGCATCGCTGGAAGCAGAGCCTGTTCTGTATCAGTCCTGCACTCGCCCCACCTGGAATAGCGGTGTTCCGTGGACGGAATGGAAAGAACGTAGTCGTGAGTGCTACGAAGACGATTTGCGCTTTACAGACACGCCTGACCATGCCGGTTGGATATACAAATGTCGAAAATTATATACCACTCCGCCAGCGCCGATAGCGTTAGAGGCCATCGAAAACGCAATTGAATACATCCGCAGTATCGCTTTTCACATCGATGAAGACGATTACCACGGCAAACATATTGCGTATTTCATGCGACAAGCATTGGCCTGGCTGGAAGGGCATTCATGCAGCGACGACAGACTGGGTAAGGCCGACAATCAACCCGCATCTGGTAACCAGGCTGCCGAATCCAATCGCAGTAATGAGTGGACTGGCAATCCTGATATTGATAACGCCATCATCATGCTCGACCGCATAGATACGGCGGAAAGTTACGATGATGACCGTATTGAGGCGGTTAAGGCTGTTTTGCGTAGAGTGGCTGGCAACTCTCCGGTAACTCCGGATAGTTGGATAAGCTGTAGTGAGCGAATGCCTGAAATGGGAGAGCGACAATGCTATGTGTTAGCAGCTGACTTTAAAAACAACTACCCACCAAACATCCCCAACACTCAGGTCGGCGTATATGGCGACTGGTTTAATGATGGCAAGCCCACTTGGGATGACGGTGATGGCGAAGACCTGTATCTCAAAGAGGTAACCCACTGGATGCCGCTACCAGAACCGCCACAGGAGGTTAACCGTGGCTAACCTGCAACTTGCCGTTAAAGGTGAATACTTCGATGCCATGATTCGCGGAGAGAAAACGGAAGAGTATCGCCTGTGTAATGACTACTGGAATAAGCGAATTATGTTCCGCGAATATGACCGACTGATTATCACAAAGGGATATCCGAAGCGCGACGATTCCAGCCGCAGAATTGATGTTCCGTATGACGGATATGAAATCAAGACAATCACACATCCGCACTTCGGCGATAAACCGGTAAAGGTGTACGCGATAAAGGTGAATATTGATGGCTAAATCAGCAGCAGAGCGCAAAGCCGCTCAGAGAGCCAGACAAGCTGCATCTGGTGTGCGTAAGCTGGAAATTGTGCTTGATGCTCAGGAAATTGAAATGCTGGAGCGTAACTGTGCCACGCGTCGCCCCGGGCGTGCGCCTTACGAATTTGGTGAGTATATAGCTTTACTGATTCGCCAGGATGATGCACGCGTGCGCGGGCGTATAAAATCGATCAGCAGAAAATGTTGCGGTAAGTGCGGCGAGAGAGTTCCAGTTAATTCATGCCCGTGTAATGGTGACTCGCAATGCTGGGTGACTAAAGGCTGGCATGAAACGAAATTAATAGTGTGACATGTCACGAGTAGATTATGCATGATGAATTTGATGGGTTTTGAATACTGTCGCCAACTATGGCGGCTTTATTTTGCATGTTACTATTACCACAACGGTAACAATTACCAGGGTGGTTATGATGCCTGCTGAACCTAAAACCTATAAACGCAAATCAACGCAATTTAAGCCGCTCACAGCAATGCAGGAGGCTTATTGCCAGTCATACATCAAAACGCCTGAAAACCAGACTCAGGCTGCGATTAACGCAGGATTCTCCCCAAATACAGCGGCAGTTAAAGCCAGTGTCATGATGCGCGATGAACGCATTCAAAAACGGATTGCCGAGTTGATGGAGGAGCGCAACAAACGAATGCGCGTCAGTGCTGATTACGTTCTCATGCGCCTGGTGGAGATCGACCAGATGGACGTGATTGATATCCTCAACGACGATGGGAGCCTTAAGCCAATCCGCGAGTGGCCGAAAATATGGCGCACTACGCTTAGCGGCTTTGATCTGTCATCGACCATCATGAACATGAACGAGGACTCGATAGAGACAATCCTCAAAAAAATTAAATGGCCTGACAAGGTGAAGAACCTAGAACTGATTGGTAAGCACGTCGACGTCAACGCATTCAAAGAACGCTTGGATGTTAATGTGAATGTGACAATTGCTGATCGCATAGCGGCAGCTAGGAAGCGACTCAAAGAACGTCAGGATGGTAATCAGTGACAGATGCAGCGTTATCTCCTGAAGAGCAGTTAATCGAAGATATTGCAGGGTTCACTCACGATCCGCTTGGCTATGCCCTCTATGCGTTCCCTTGGGGGGAAGAGGGGACTGAACTGGCACATGCTACCGGTCCACGTCAGTGGCAGGCCGATGCGTTCCGAGAGATACGTGATCACCTGCAGAATCCAGAGACGCGTTATCAGCCGCTTATGCTGGCACGTGCTTCTGGTCACGGTATTGGTAAATCCGCATTCATCTCAATGCTCATCAACTGGGGCATGTCCACTTGCGAGGATTGTAAGGTCGTGGTGACCGCCAACACCGACAACCAGCTACGAACGAAGACCTGGCCGGAAATTATCAAGTGGTCGAACCTTGCTATCACGAAAGACTGGTTTACCTGTACCGCTACCGCGATGTACAGCAATGATCCTGGGCACGACAAGCGGTGGCGAGCTGACGCAATCCCCTGGTCTGAGCACAACACTGAGGCATTCGCCGGACTACACAACGAGCGCAAACGCATCATCGTGGTATTCGATGAAGCGTCGAACATTGCGGATCTGGTGTGGGAAGTTGCCGAGGGTGCGCTAACGGACGAAGACACTGAGATTATCTGGGTGGCGTTCGGAAACCCGACGCGTAATACCGGACGTTTCCGCGAATGTTTCCGCAAATATAAACACCGCTGGAAAACTGCGCAGATTGACAGCCGGACGGTGGAAGGCACCAACAAACAGCAGTTGCAGAAATGGGTTGATGACTACGGGGAAGACAGCGACTTCGTTAAAATCCGTGTGCGCGGTATATTCCCTGATGCATCTGAATTGCAGTTTATCCCTACCGGTCTTACTGACGAGGCAATGAAACGGGTGGTAACTGCTGCGCAGGTGGCACATGCTCCGGTGATAATCGGCGTTGACCCTGCATACTCCGGTGTTGATGACGCGGTGATATACCTGCGGCAGGGGCTGCACAGTAAGGTGCTGTGGACCGGCAACAAGACCACCGACGATCTGATTATGGCGAAGCGTATCGCTGACTTTGAAGACCAGTACCAGGCTGACGCGGTGTTCATCGACTTCGGTTACGGAACCGGTTTGAAGTCAATCGGTGATGGCTGGGGACGTACATGGCAACTTGTTCCGTTCAGCGGTGCGTCCACTGACCCGCAGATGCTTAACAAGCGTGGGGAGATGTTCAACTCATGTAAGACATGGCTGAGGCTGGGCGGCATGCTGGATGACCAGGAAACTGCAGACGACCTGTCGGCGGCAGAGTACAAAGTTCGTGTGGACGGTAAAATCGTTATCGAACCGAAGGAAGATATCAAAGAGCGTCTTGGGCGTTCTCCTGGTAAAGGCGATGCGCTACTGCTGACGTTTGCTTTCCCGGTCTCGAAACGCATAAATATACCAGGACAGCAAAGCCAGCAGGGAAGGGCCATAACGGATTATGACCCTTATGCATAATGGTCAGCAAATTACTTAACTGGCTCCGGATCGAAGTTAGGTAGATGATTCCCTATTACAGAGTCGAATCCAAACTTAGCGGCACCAATGTTGCTAATTGTTACATGGTTAGTCTCAGCACCGCGTAGAGCTTCTAATTCGAGAGATACCTGATTTTGTAATGCTGGCAACTGTTCAGCAGGAACGAGGTTATATTTTGTGTTCCAGTAGCTAACCATACCGTTAGGATCGTAGGTTACTCCGTCGGCTTTTTCGTGTTCGTGGATGCACTCAGCTAAATATTGAGTCTTTTTTCTATTCCAACCATTCATGGCTGACTCCTTGTGAAAGTTATGGCAAATGCCAAGTTCTATGTTGGTTTGTTGAGGGTAAAATTCAAGTAAAAAAATGCCCGGCGAACCGGGCGAACTGGAAGCTATGAGTTATGCCTTCCGTGGCTGTACTGGTTTACAGCATGAAGTCATCGCAATGGCGTCCTGCTGTAAAAAGGGCGGTGATAGTCCTTCAAGGGAAACCATCACCGCCAAGCCCCTGGAACTTCTGGCATCACGGTCCTTAGGCGTGATTCTGGCGCGGCATGCAGGATTCGAACCTGCGACCAACCGCTTAGAAGGCGGTTGCTCTGTCCAACTGAGCTAATGCCACAACGCTGAGAGCACTTAGCCTGTTAAGGCACCACACTTTATCGCGGCTCCATAAATGCTCTCATCGTTGTACCCTCGTCTCTTCCGAGGTGTCACACCGAATCGCCGGGATGGTGAACCCTGTGCGCGGAATAAAACCGCTCGACTTGCACATTCCGGCTACCTGGTTCGTTTGCCCGAGCAAGGGAGGGTGCCCCTTAAACGTATCCAGACCGCTATCGGCGCATGTGCCATACGCCGTACTGCTCAAAATAAAAGCTCACTCCACCTGTTCAATTTAACGACAAGCCAGTCAGGTTAGTAACCGGAATGAACTCTTTAGTTACCTGAAAGGTAATAATTCGTGCGTTAAATGTCAACTGTCTACGATAAATAAATCATATATGGTTAAATTGGTAATAATTTAATTGCGTACGGAGTCATTGATATGTGCATGGGTAGCTCACCATCAGTGCCTGCAACACCAGAAGTTCAGGCAGCACCACAGGAGCAGGATGCCGCCGTTGTTGATGCCCGCGACGAAGAAACACGTCGCCGTCGCGCTGCTGCTGGTCGTAGTTCTACGCTGCTTACCGGTTCTCAGGGCGACACATCAACCGCTAATACCAGCGGTAAAACGCTGCTTGGTCAGTAACAGGAGTCATTGAAATGGCGGAAACAACTAAAGAGCGATTGAACAAACAGTTCGCACAACTTGAAAGCGAGCGTCAGTCGTTCGAGCCGCACTGGCGCGAGTTGAGTGATTACATCAACCCGCGTGGTTCCCGCTTTCTGACTTCTGAGGTCAACCGTAACGATCGGCGCAATACACGCATTATTGATTCGACCGGGACTATGGCGGCGCGCACTCTCGCCAGCGGCATGATGTCAGGCATCACAAGCCCCGCGCGTCCGTGGTTTCGCCTGGCTACGCCAGATCCTGAAATGATGGATTATGGACCTGTTAAGTTGTGGCTTGAGGCGGTGCAGAACCGCATGAACGATATGTTCAATAAGTCGAATCTCTACCAGTCGCTGCCGCAGTTATACGGAAGCCTCGGTACATACAGCACTGGTGCAATGGCGGTGCTGGAGGATGACGAGGACATCATTCGCACAATGCCATTCCCGATAGGCAGTTACTACCTGGCTAACTCACCTCGTGGCAGTGTGGACACCTGTTTTCGCAAGTTCTCTATGACTGTTCGTCAGCTTGTTCAGGAGTTCGGGCTAAATAACGTTAGCGAATCCGTAAAAAGCATGTGGGAAAGCGGCACCTACGAGAAGTGGATTGAAGTTATGCATTCGGTTTACCCGAACATTGACCGCGATACATCGAAGCTGGATAGCAAGAACAAGCCATTCAAATCGGTTTATTACGAGGTTGGCGGCGACAACGACAAGTTGTTACGTGAATCCGGATTCGATGAGTTTCCAATTATGGCTCCGCGCTGGGAAGTTAACGGCGAAGATGTTTATGGATCATCATGCCCGGGCATGCTGGCGCTTGGACCTGTTAAGGCATTGCAGCTTCTCCAGAAGCGCAAGTCGCAGTTGATTGATAAAGCCACCAATCCGCCGATGGTTGCTCCGACTTCCCTCAAGAATCAGCGTGCCTCCCTTCTTCCTGGCGACATCACGTATATCGATCAGATTACTGGTCAGGATGGTTTCAGGCCTGCTTATCTGGTTAACCCCAGTACAGCAGATTTGGTGGCAGACATTCAGGACACTCGTCAAATCATTAACAGCGCCTACTTTGTCGATCTGTTCATGATGTTACAGAACATCAATACCCGCTCGATGCCTGTTGAAGCGGTGATCGAAATGAAAGAAGAAAAACTTCTGATGTTGGGGCCGGTTCTGGAGCGTCTGAACGATGAATGTCTTAATCCTCTCATTGACCGCGCTTTCTCGATGATGGTGCGTAAAAACATGCTTCCGCCACCGCCTGACGCGATGGAAGGCATGCCCCTGAAGGTCGAATACATTTCCGTCATGGCTCAGGCGCAGAAGTCTATCGGCCTGTCCAGTCTGGCGTCCACGGTTAACTTCATTGGTCAACTTGCGCAAGCGAAACCAGAAGCTCTCGACAAACTCAACGTTGATCAGGCGATCGATGCATTCGCTGATATGTCCGGAGTGTCTCCAACCGTCATTGTTCCGCAGGAACAGGTTGAGCAGGCTCGCCAGCAACGGGCACAGCAGCAACAGCAGCAACAAATGATGGCGATGGGGATGGCGGCGGCACAGGGTGCCAAGACGCTAAGCGAAGCTAAAACTTCGGATCCGAGTGTTTTGTCAGCTATGGTGAATGCAGTTAGTGGTCAGGGTGGGCAATCACAATGACAGATTACGAAGACGATCAACTGAAAGAAGAAAACGCCCGTAAGCAACGTGACATGGCACAGCGTGAAATTGATGACATTCGCTTTGTCATGAGCAGTGAACAGGGGCGTCGCGTTGTCTGGTCGGTGCTGGAGAAAGGCCGTGTGTTTTCCGCTATCTCACCGATGGACGCTATGGCAATGGCATTTAATGAGGGGCAACGCAATCTGGCGCTGGAACTGTTTCAGCGCGTTATGGCGCATTGCCCTGAACAGTATTTGAAGATGGCCAAAGAGGCCAGTGAACAGGAGTGATCATGAATTTATTTGAGCGTTTGCTGTATCGCCGTCTTTGCAATGAGCAACCAGTCGATGGTGGAGCAGCTCCGGCTGCGTCAGAACCGTCAGCGCCTGCAGGTGATAACCCTGCTCCAGTTGGTGATCCATCACAACAGGAAGGTGATAAGCCACAACCTGTTGCTGATGGCGATAAACCTGCTGATGACAAAAAGCTTGAAAACGATAAGCAGGATGAAAAAAAGGACGGCGATAAACCAGATGGTGCGCCGGAGAAGTACCAATTTCATGCTGCCGAAGGCGTAGAGCTGGATACAGATGCGTTGAAGGAATTCGAGCCGGTAGCGCGAGAACTTAACCTGACCAACGAGCAAGCGCAAAAGCTGGTTGATGCTTATCCGAAGATTCTGGTAGGTGTGCAGCAGCGTCAGGCAGAAGCCTGGCAGAAAACGACCGAGCAGTGGGCTGCTGATGTAAAAGCTGACAAAGAAATCGGTGGCGACAAGTTGATTTCTAACCTTAGCGCCGCACAGCGTGCGCTTGACCAGTTCGGGACACCTGAACTCAAAGAATATCTGAACACAACCGGACTGGGTAATCACCCTGATCTGGTCAAAACGTTCGTGAAAATCGGAAAGGCGATGTCTGAAGATGGCATGGTCACCGGTGGTAATGAAGGCCAGCGTAGTGCGGCCGAAGTGCTCTATGGCAAATAAGAGAGGAAATAACAATGGCTGTTAAAGGCTTAACTGCGCTAACGCTGGCTGACTGGGGTAAGCGCGTCGATCAAAACGGGAAAGTCGATAAGATTATCGAGCTTCTCGGTCAAACTAACCCGATCCTTCAGGATATGCCTTTTGTCGAAGGGAACCTTCCTACCGGACACCGAACCACCATTCGTTCTGGTTTACCTTCAGCTACCTGGCGTTTGCTGAACTATGGCGTACAGCCAAGCAAATCAACCACAGTGCAGGTCACCGACTCCGTTGGCATGCTGGAAACCTATGCTGAAGTCGATAAGTCACTGGCTGATCTGAACGGTAATACCGCCGAATTCCGCCTGTCTGAAGACCGCGCATTTATTGAAGCGATGAATCAGCAGATGGCGCAGACGCTGTTTTATGGTGATTCCAGCGTTAACCCTCAGCAGTTTATGGGACTGTCCTCCCGCTATTCCAGCCTGTCTGCGGGTAATGCTCAGAACATCATTGATGCTGGTGGCACGGGTACAGATAACACCTCAATCTGGTTAGTAGTGTGGGGAGAAAACACCGTGCATGGCATCTTCCCGAAAGGGCAGAAGGCTGGCATTCAGATGGAAGATAAAGGCCAGGTGACACTGGAAGATGCTAATGGCGGCAAGTACGAAGGCTATCGCACCCATTACAAATGGGACAACGGACTTGTTCTGCGTGACTGGCGTTATGTTGTTCGCATTGCAAACATCGATGTCAGCAATCTTTCAGAACCTTCCTCTGCCGCAAATATTGCGAAGTTGATGGTTAAAGCACTGCATCGCATTCCAAACCGTGGCATGGGCCGCCCGGTGTTCTACATGAACCGCACTGTAGGCCAGGCTCTTGATCTGCAGTCTCTGGAGAAAACATCTCTGGCTATCAGCGTAAAAGAGACTGAAGGCGAGTGGTGGACTTCATTCCGTGGTGTACCAATCCGTGAAACTGATGCGCTTCTGGAAACAGAAGCCCGCGTGGTGTAACGCCTGTTATTAACCTGTGGGTCGTAACAGACCCACTAATGGAGAAAGAAGATGATCACCGACAAACTGTTGATGTTCTCCGAAGCACAGGCGGTAACTGATACCGCGGCTTCTACTGACGTAATCGATCTCGGCCCAATTGATGGAAACCGTCGCGATATCGGCGTGGGTTACCCGCTTGAGTTTTGGGCGCTGGTTAACGAAGCCGCCACGGCAAGTGGTGAGGCAACTGTAAACATCCAGTTGCAGACGAGTGAGAATAACAGCTCTTGGACCACTATTTATGATAGTGGCGCACTGGCAAAGGCCACTCTGACAGCAGGTAAACGAGTTGTCTCTGCAAAGGTGCCTGCCGGTGTTCAGCGATATTTGCGTGTTAACTACTCCGTCGCAACTGGCCCACTAACGGCCGGCAAATTCACTGCGGGTATCAGTCTGGATGTTGATGCCAATACACCGTACCCGATCCGCTCAAAAATAACTGGTTAAGGTGATATCGATGTCTGGTGAGAAACCAAGATACCGCGTTCTGCGCCTCTCTCATATCCATAACACACTGTGGCCGGAGGGAGCAGAAATCGAATACGAAGGTGAGCCTGGTAGCGCACTGGAACCTGTTAACGATGCAGCCAGACAGGCAAAAGCAAAAGTTGCAGGAAAGGTGTCAATGGCAGCAACCAGCACCAAAATCATCAACGATGCGTCAGATGATGGTGAACTGGATAAGCTCCGTGAAGAGTACGAATTGCTCTTTAACGAGAAGCCACACCATAACGCCAAAGCAGAAACGCTCCGCGAGAAGATCGCAGATAAGCGTAAAGAACTGGGCGTGTAAGCCTCGCGAATCAGACAAGGGGCTTCGGCCCCTTTATTGCAGGAGTGTATATGGAACTCGTAAACCTCAAAACCGGCACTGACAGCTACCAGGATGAGAGCGGAGAAACCAGAACTCGCGATGAATACCCGTGGGGGCTGTGCATCACGCTGAATAACGACACATTGAATAAGCTGAAGGCGCAACCTCAGGGCGTCGGAACAGAAGTGATGATAACTGCAAAGGCTGTTATTCGAGGCCTGTCTGCCAGAGAAACTGACGATGGTGTTAATCGCAGCGCCGATCTGCAGATCACTGATATGGCGATCGCTCCTGTTTCCGGGGATGTAGAAAAATCAGCGGCTGAAACTCTGTACGGCAATGGGGGGGAGTAATGGCCTCTGTAGTAGAGATCTGCAATCGTGCGCTGTCCAATATTGGCAACAGCCGCAGCATTAACAGCCTGACGGAAGCCAGCAAGGAAGCGGGGGAATGTTCGCTGCACTTTGAGGCCTGCCGTGATGCTGTTCTTTCTGATTTTGACTGGAACTTTGCTACCAAACGCGTGGAGCTTGCAGATACGAGCAATCCACCGCCTGACTGGGAATATGCGTACCAGTACCCGTCCGATTGTCTGCGCATTACTGAAATTATGCTTCCTGGTGTACGTAATCCAACAGCAGCAATGCGCGTTCAGTACGAAGTTGGTGCAGACACCAACGGAACAGGAAAATTGATCTACACAGACCAGCCGCAGGCATGGCTCAAGTATGTCTCTCGCGTTACAGATGTGAACATGTTTGATGCCATTTTTATGGAGGCGCTGGCCTGGCGTCTTGCGGCAGCTATTAACATGGCGCTGACTGGGAATGCAGACCTCGGTACGTTTGCCCTCAATATGTACAATCGCGTGATTCTTAGTGCTGGCTCGCATAGCCAGAATGAATCACAGGAACCACAGCCACCGGTTGATGAGTTTACCATTGCGAGGTTGTCCTGATGGCTATCAGTTGGATCCAGCCCAGCTTTGCTGGTGGTGAGATTGGACCGTCGTTGTACGGACGTATCGACATGGCGAAGTACCAGGTGGCATTGCGCAAGTGCGATAATTTTATCGTGCGGCAGTATGGCGGCGTTGAGAATCGACCTGGTACGCGTTTTGTCGGTGCCGCCAAATACCCAAATCGGAAATGCCGTCTGATCCCGTTCCAGTTCTCGACGGTTCAGACCTATGCTCTGGAGTTCGGACACCAGTACATGCGCGTTATCAAAGATGGTGCGTTGGTGCTGAACAGCAGCAATGTTATTTATGAAATTGCCACGCCATATACTGAAGCCGATCTGTTCCGAATTAAATTCACGCAAAGCGCAGACGTGCTTACGCTGGTTCACCCGGCATACCCGCCGAAGGAGTTGCGCCGCTATGCGCATGACAACTGGCAACTGGTTGATGTGATAACGAAGAACGGGCCATTTGAAGATATCAATATTGACGAGTCAGTGACGGTTTATGCCAGCGCCAGCACCGGGACAATTACGTTAACGGCAAGCGCCTCTATTTTTGGCGCGGAGCAGGTAGGCAAATTGTTCTATCTGGAACAGCCTGCAGTGGATTCAGTGCCGGTATGGGAAACCAGTAAGAGTACATCGATTGGCGATATTCGCCGTGCAGACAGTAACTACTATCGCGCCGTTACAGCAGGCAAAACAGGCACTTTGCGCCCTTCGCATACAGAAGGCACATCATGGGATGGCTGGGGCGGATCCGGTGATGATGATACTGGCATTGAGTGGGAGTATCTGCACAGTGGGTTTGGCATTGCCCGTATCACTGCTGTAAACGGCACTACTGCAACTGCCGAGGTGATTTCCTATATCCCTTCGCAGGTCGTTGGCGAGGATAATGCCAGCTATAAATGGGCTAAATATGCCTGGAACAGTGTTAATGGTTATCCTGGCACTGTTGTTTATTATCAACAACGTCTTTACTTCGCCGCATCGACTGCGTTCCCTCAGACTATCTGGGCCAGCCGTACCGGGGATTATAAGGATTTTGGCAAAAGCAATCCTACGCAGGATGACGACAGAATTATCTACACCTATGCCGGGCGTCAGGTTAATGAGATCCGCCACCTGATTGATGTTGGTTCGCTGGTGGCGCTGACTTCCGGAGGTGAGTACGTCATCACCGGCGACCAGAACAAAGTGTTAACCCCATCATCATTTGCATTCAGCTCTCAGGGATCAAATGGCTCAAGCAACGTCCCACCAATTGCTGTGGCGAATATTGCTCTGTTCGTCCAGGAGAAAGGCAGTGTTGTACGTGATCTGGCCTACTCATTCGATGTTGACGGATATCAGGGGAACGACCTTACTATCCTTGCCAATCATCTTTTTCAGAAGCACAGCATTGTTGACTGGTGCTTCTCTATTGTCCCTTACTCCAGCGCCTTCTGCATTCGTGATGACGGTAAATTACTGGTGATGACCTATTTGCGTGATCAGCAGGTTTTTGCATGGGCACCACAATCCAGTACCGGAAAATATGAAAGCACATGCAGTATCAGCGAAGGCAATGAAGATGCGGTGTATTTCGTCGTTAACCGAACCGTTAACGGGCAAACAGTGAGATACATCGAGAGACTGTCCAGCCGTTTATTTACCTGCGATGAAGACGCTTTCTTTGTTGATTCTGGCCTTAGCTATGATGGAAGAAATATGTCTGACAGAACGATGACAATCACTGGTGGTTCTGGCGAATGGGATTACCGCGCGGAATATACAATCAGTGTTTCTGGTGGTGCGTACTTCACCAGTAGTGATGTCGGTGCGCAACTACAGTTCCCTTATACCGGAACTGTTCCTGATACTGGCGATGAAGTGTCAAAAGAATTACGTTGCGACATTATTTCTGTAACCAGCAATACCGCTGTAGTGGTTCGTGCTAACAGGAACGTCCCGCCATCCCTCAGGAATGTGGCCACCACGAACTGGCAGATGGCGCGCCGGACATTTGGAGGCCTGTCTCATCTTGAAGGCCAGACCGTAAACATTCTCTCTGATGCGAACGTGGAACCACAGAAAGTGGTTTCCGGAGGTGCAGTCACGCTGGAATCTCCGGGGGCTGTAGTGCACATCGGCCTGCCAATAACTGCTGAATTCGAAACACTGGATATCAACATTAACGGACAGGAAACGCTGCTGGACAAAAAACAGGTGATCCTGTCCGTTACTCTGGTTGTGAATGCCAGTCGCGGCATCTGGGCGACTACGCCCGGCGGTAAATGGTACGAATATCCACAGCGTGAATTCGAGTTCTACGATGATCCTGTTGATGACGCTACCGGAAAAGTAGAAGTGAAACTTGACAGTAACTGGGGAAAAAACGGACGTGTAAAAATCCGTCAGCTTGACCCGTTGCCGCTGTCTGTTCTTGCCGTTATTCCTCGCTTTACTGTTGGGGGATTCTGATGATCGATGTTCAAATTATTCCCGCTACCGAAGAGCATCTTCAGATGATTTTGCCGGATGTTCGTCAGGCTGATATTGACGAACTGTATGCGGTATCGCTGATGACTACCGAAGATGCGCTGCGTGTTGGTCTGCGCACTGCGACTATGGCCTGGTCAGGGTTCGCGAACGGAGAACTGGTAACCATGTTTGGCGTATCTCCGGCGTCAATGATCGGTGGCAATGGTACGCCCTGGCTGGTCGGGACCAGCCGTATTGAAAAATATCAGAAGACATTTCTGCGCCACTGCCGCCCTGTATTGCAGCAGATGCTGGCAGTTTATCCGCGCCTGGAAAACTACGTCGACGAGCGAAACCATGTTGCCAAAGCATGGCTGCACTGGCTTGGATTCAGGCTTGAAGAAGCCGCGCCTTATGGTGCTCTTGGTCTTAATTTCCACAGATTTCACATGGAGAGAAAATAATGTGTGATCCGGTTATTGCTGGTGGCGCAATGCTTGCCATGAGTGGCATTCAGGCATACACCCAGTACCAACAGGGAAAGTATGCCTCGAAGGTTGCAGAAGCGAACGCAGATATAGCCACTGCTCAGGCAAATGATGCAATAAACAGAGGTAACGCTGAAGCTGAGCAACGGCGCAGAGAGACCCGGCAGCGGCTTGGCACACAAGCGGCGACAATGGGGGCTACCGGCGCTGATTTATCTACCGGTAACGCGCTGGATATATTTGGTGACACTGCTCAGTTTGGCGCTCTTGATGCGCTGACGACGGTGAATAACGCGCAACGCGAGGCTTACGGTTATCAGGTTCAGGCTACCAACTATAAAGCAGAAGCCAGTTCAGCCCGTAAACAGGGGAATGTGGGAGCAGCAACAACATTGCTCACTGCGCCTCTGAAGGCATACGGTGCGTACCAGATGTTTGGTGGGACGTGGAGTCCGTTTACTCAAAGCACCCCTGCGCCAATCGGGGCAGCAGCAGGAACCAGATTACCCGGAGGATTATAATGCCAGTCGTACCAACAGTATCCGGCCGTCAGGTTCAGAGCCGTGGAGTTCAGTCAGCAGGCTTGCAGACGTTTTCTCAGCCAGGTATTGGTGATGCTTTTGTTCGGGCAGGGACAGAGGCAATTGATGTTTTTGGTCAGGCAAAACAGCGTGCCAATATCGCTCTGGCTCAGGAGGCATCTCTTAACCTCAGTCAGATAAGCAGTGATCTGCTGAATAATCCTGAAACAGGATTGCTTAACCTGAAAGGGAAAAATGCTATTGGAAAAGGTCAGGAGTATACGCAGCAGTTTGATGCTCAGGTCGAACAACTGGCTGTGTCGCTGCCGGATGAACAGGCTCGTAATGCTTTCATGCAGCAGGCGCAGCAGCAGCGCATTCAGTTCACTACGCAGGCCGGGCGGCACGAGATAGGGCAAATTAATGCCTACGAAGAAGGTCAGTTTCAGGCGACGCTGCTGAACAATGGTAAAAATGCCGCAGCATTGTATGGCGACAACGCCGCATACGTATTGGCTAATAAGCAAACTTTCCAGCAAATTGAGGATTACGGCATTGCGCATGGCTGGAGCGACGAGCAAATCCAGGCCAAGAAAATAGAGTTTAAAGAGAAGGTTGCTGATGCCGCATTGTCCCAGTGGTCGGCAAACAATGCGACCGCATTCATCCAAAGTAATGGCGAGTTAAGTGATACTGCTGCTGGAGCTCGCCGTGCTGTAGCAGATAGTGACTCTTCCGATCGTGCCCGTGGCATACGCAACAATAACCCAGGAAATCTCGAATACAGCAAAACTAATCCGTGGGTAGGCCAGACCGGTGATGATGGTCGATTTGCTAAATTCGAAACACCTGAACACGGGATTCGTGCATTAGGGCGGAACCTGATGTCGTATCAGCGGCAGGGTATTGATACAGTCAGCGAGATAATTAATCGCTGGGCACCGCCTACTGATAAAAATGACACTATGTCGTATATCAAAGCAGTGTGCGAACAACTTGGCGTTTCTGCTGATGAGCCTCTCGATGCATCTAATCCTGATACCCTGAAGGCGCTTTGTGCAGCCATTATCCATCATGAGAACGGTAGCCAGCCATACAGTGATCAGCAGTTAACTGCTGGTGTCAGTGCAGCACTTGGTTTATCAACAATTCCAACCAACACCAAACGCTATACCGGTAATGCAGCATTCGATGCGGCATCTCCTGAGGCGCAGGCAAGTTTTATGCGACAGGCGGATCAACTGCGTCGGCAGCAGCAGGCTGAATATAAAACGATGATTGACAGCCAGGTTCGCGATGCGACAGCTGCGTATATGCGTGGCGTTGAATTTCCTAACCCACCTGGTGAGGCTGATTTTATTGCAGCTTATGGAGTCAGAGAAGGAAACCTGCGATATACCGAGTTCAGAAATACGCAAATCGCCGGACAGTATATAGGCTCTTTCCGCAACATGCCGACAAGCAGCATTACAGCATATGTTGAGAAATTACGCCCGGATACTGGTGAGACAGGGGAGGGTTATGCGGCACGAGCCGCTCTTTATGACAACGTTGTGTCGGCTGCAAGTCAGGTGATAAAGCAGCGACAGGCTGATCCTGTACAGTTCTCTCTTGCCGCCGGACAGGCAAAGCCTATCGACATGAGCAATAAGGATAACTTTGGACAGAGCGTTGCCTTGCGTGCTGCTCAGGTCAGTGACCTTGCTAAGTCATATGGCACTCCACTGACGTTCTTTTCCAAAGACGAGGCCAATCAGATCGGTGTTTTCTTTCGTGATGCGCCCGTTTCCCAACAGGCAGCATATCTCGATACCATCAGGCAGAGCACTGGTGGTGGGCAGGTGTATATGTCAGCACTACAGCAGATCAGTGCCAACGCTCCATCTGCTGCCGTTGCCGGGATACTGATGGATAAGCCAGGTGGTATTTTGGCAGAAAAAAACTGGTTTAATCCGGATGTTTCCGTGTCTCCTGAAACCGCTGCGCAGACAATTCTTGCTGGCGCGGCGGCTCGTAAAGGTACTGATGACGCGAAAGGTATTCCGATGCCTAAAGATGCTGATCTTCGCCTTGAGTTTTCTGACATGGTGAAGGATGCATTTGCTGGTGATGCTCAGGGGGCATCAATGGCATACGAGATCGCAAAGGACTATTACGCTGGTGTGATGGCGAAAAAAGGCGTGGTATCAGGCGAAATTGACAATGATATCTGGAAACAGGCTGTTAACGTAGCTACAGGTGGCGTGCATGACTATAACGGAATGGGGAATGTTCTTTTGCCGTGGGGAATGTCTGCAGAGCAATTCGATAAGCAGGTTAATCAGGCTTGGAATGAACAAGTTGTTGGCACAGGGATAAAAACACCGCCTGGTCAGTATGGTTTGCAAAGTTACGGCGATAGTCAGTACCTGGTGAAACTTGGTACTGGTTATCTGCTAAAAGATGATGGTTCTCCCGTTGTTCTTGATCTGACACAGAAGCGTCAGAGATTCTCCGGAGATATTCCGCAATGAGTTACTTTGGCCTTAATCCAGTAAACCAGAATCAGCAGCTTGACGAAGCAGCATCAAATCCAGCTGGCTTTAACAGCGATGTTGGTTTTTTCGACAATGCTGTAGGAGCGGCATTGTCTGGTTTGTACTCCGGGCTGGTGGCAAAGCCAGATCAGTTGCTCTGGGCAGGGATGGATAAAATCGTATCCCCGATTGCTCAGTTTGTTAACGAAAACACCTCGCTCAATGACACTTCAGTTTCATACATTGCTGAGCAGAGAAAACTAGCAGAGCAGCAGGTTAAGCGGCTGACGCCTGATGCCGCGACAACCGGAACCGCCGGGCAGGTCCTTTATGGGTTGTTCGATATGGGCGGGCAGGCTGTTGTCGGTACAACGCTCGGTGGTCCGGTCGGAGGTGCTGCGGCGGTAACTTCTCTACAGGGTTTTTCTGAGTTTGAACGGCTGACAGCACAGGGTGTTGATTTCAGGACGGCGCAGGAAGCGGGATTAGTGCAGGGTATTACTGCTGGTGCCGGAACACTGATCCCTATGAGCCTCGGGTTACGTGCTGGTGGTGCGCTGGCGGAAGGTGTGGCGGCTCAGCTTGCGCGGACGGGTGAAAGTTCAGTGCGACGCGCCGCAGCAACAGCAGTACGTGCAACGCCAGATATTGCCTATGCCGCAGGTACAAATATTGCGTTCGGTATGGCACAGCGTGGGCTTACTGCAAAAACGCTTCGTGATGGTGGCTATAGCGAAATGGCTAACCAGTATGATGTGTTGGATCGACAGGCAATTGCTATTGATGCTGTTCTTGGGGTGGCGTTTGGTGGTGTCGGCAGATTTATTAACTCTCGCGGCGAGTCTACAAGCGCACCAAATTTTTCACCAGTTGATATCGATGCTGCACTGGCGGCGAATGCCGCTCATCATGCTGAAATTGATATTGCTCCCGGCGTGCCGATCAACGTGCTTTCGCGTAATTCGCACATTCAGGCTCTGCGAAAAGCCATGTCTGATGTTAGCCAGGGGAGACCTGTAGACGTTGCCAGCATTGTTGAGTCTGCATCTTTCAGTGAAATCCCTGGGCGCAAGAGTCTGCTGTCTCAGGCAGTTAATGAGGCTCTGTCATCTGTAGATGATGAAGTAACGGCGCGCGCTATAGAAAATCTGTTGCTTGAAGAACAGGCCGCGCAGCTTTTGCCGCGTGGCGATAGACAGGTTTACCAGTCTGAAATCGCTAATAGCCAACGAATTATTGAAAATCTCACTGAACAGCGCGCACAAATTCTTGCAGAAGAGCCAACCGGTAGCGGTAAGGCTTTATCTCGTGCTCGATCAGATAAACAGGCCAGACTTCGCGATATTGACCAACGAATCCGGCAGGCACAAGAACGCCTGGAATTTTCCCGTAACGCGTTGGCACCGCATGAGCCTGGCGGTCAGTTTTTTGAAGCTCGAGCAGAACTGGCACGGCGACAGCAGGCAGAAAGTGAACTTAATGCTCAGGCTGTTTCATTCTATAAAACAGCAGAGGTCAGGACGCCAGACGAAGTAGCTCCTTTTGAGCCCGGTAAGATATTGCAACAGACAGAACAAAAAATGATGTCAGATCAGGCAGGAGATATTGATCTGCGCATAGCTGAAGACTCGCTGCTTGAATCACCTGACATGATAATCACCATGCTGGATGATGATGGTAATCCACAATCGCGCAGTGCGCGTGAAGTACTGGATGAAGCGAACAGGGAAAGTGAGCAGGCAATACAGGATTCCAGCCTGTTTGATGTCGCTGTGGCGTGTTTCTTGAGAGGTTAAATTAAATGAGACAGGAATGTATACAAGCGGTCCAGCAGGCGGCGCAGCGCGCGTTAACGGCGCGAGAAATACAGAACATTGAAGACCGCATTTATCGAAATATGCGCTCCATTGCTCGTGATGACCCGATGTCGTGGAGACAACTTTCCGAATCAGAGCGGCTATATCGTGCAGCACAATTGGCATCTGAAGAATTACAGCGAGAAGCGGCATTAAAGAAACGTCGTGTGGCCCTCACTATAGCCGCACGTCAGAGATTGGATAAATTTATCAATAGCTATCAAGGGGCTGATGGGAAACTTGGCGCTCTTAACCGTACTATTGCTTTTAATGCAGACGGTAAATCGAATTTCCTCTCTGTTGAGTCCAGAACAAAAGCCACTCGTGATTATGCATTGAGTCAATTGCAAGAGGCATTTGAAGCAGTTGATCCTCGCTTTTTTGGCCTGTTTGAAGATGAAGCTGGCGTGCGTGACCTGGTATATGAAATGCGAGGGCAAAATACTGGCAATGCTAAAGCAAGAAAAGGTGCTAAGGCGTGGAGAGAAGTGACAGAGCTACTGCGCCGCCGGTTTAATGATGCTGGCGGGGACATTGGCTATCTCGAAAACTGGGGGATCCCTCAACATCATTCTATGGAAAAGGTTGGGGCGGTATCAAAGGATAAGTGGGTTAGCGATGTTATAGGTAAGCTGGATCGCAAATATTATATCCGAGCCGATGGACAACTGATGAACGATGCCGAGTTGTCTGCATTTCTTGGAGAGGCTTATAACACGATCGCTACTGGTGGGCTGAATAAGCTTACTGATACCGGAATGCGAATTTCCGGCGCACGTGCTAACCGTGGTAATGCATCACGACAGATACATTTCAAAGATGCAGATTCCTATCTGCAATATCAGCAACTTTATGGCGATCGCTCTCTATGGGAAATCATGGTCGGTCACCTGGAAGGTATCAGTAAAGATATTGCACTGGTGGAAACATATGGCCCAAACCCAGATCATGTTTTCCGCTCTCTTCTTGATCAGGTGAAGGCAGAAACGGCAACAGCTAACCCGAGTAAAACCGGTAAAGTCGAGCGGCTGGCGAACAACACAGAGAATCTGTACAACTTTATTTCCGGAAAGACACAGCCTGTAGCAAATCCGCACATCGCGCGATGGTCTGACAATATCCGCAACTGGCTGGTTGCCAGCAGACTCGGATCCGCGTTGCTGTCATCGTTCTCTGATCTTGGAACCATGTATCTGTCTGCGAAGGTTACCAACCTTCCAATGAACCAGTTATTCCGCAACCAGCTTGAAGCTATGGACCCAACGAACCGTACAGAACTTGCGCGGGCGCGCCGCGCTGGTCTGGCGATGGAATCTCTACTTGGCAGCGTTAACCGCTGGGCGATGGATAATATGGGGCCGTCAGTGTCTCGCTGGGCGGCAACGGCGGTAATGCGTGCCAGTGGGCTTACAGCATGGTCAGATGCACACAAGCGCGCCTATGGCGTAACCATGATGGGAAGCCTGGGAGAAGTAGTGTCACGGACACCAGACCTTCGTAGCCTCGATGACTCTGATTTTCGTATCCTGAAAAGCAAAGGAATTACTGACACAGACTGGAGAGTATGGAAGCTGGCGCAACAGGAGGACTGGGGGAACGGTAATAATACGATGCTGACACCGGAAAGCATTATGCGTATCCCTGATTCAGCAGTTAAACATCTTGGTGAGCCTGAACGCGTGAAATTTGAGGCAATGCGTAAACTGCTCGGTGCCGTAACTGAAGAAGTTGATATGGCTGTTATTACACCGGGAGCACGTGAGCAACTGATAACCGGTTCTGGTATTCAGCGTGGAACATGGAAAGGTGAATTAACGAGAAGTGTTTTCCTGTTTAAATCGTTCCCTATCTCGGTGGTTATGCGTCACTGGTCACGCGCTATGGGTATGCCGTCTGCTGGTGGGCGTGCGGCATATATTGCGACGTTTATTGCCAGTACGACCATTCTTGGCGCTTTGTCGCAGCAACTTAACGACCTTGCGTCTGGTCGTAATCCTCGTGAGATGACAGGAGAAGATGCTGCTAAATTTTGGCTTGGTGCTCTACTGAAAGGTGGTGGTCTTGGCCTTTACGGTGACTTTTTATTGTCAGATCACACTAGGTACGGAAGCGGCGCGCTGGCGTCGATGCTTGGCCCGGTAGCTGGTCTGGTTGATGACGTAGTGAAGATTGCTCAGGGCATACCGTTAAATGCTGTGGAAGGGAAGAATGAGCAGACTGGTGGTGATCTGGTCAAGCTGGGGAAAGGTCTGATGCCAGGTGCGAATCTCTGGTACTTAAAGGCGGCTCTCGATCACATGATCTTTAACCAGATGCAGGAGTATTTTTCACCAGGTTATTTGCGTAAAATGGAGCAACGTTCGAAGAAAGAGTTTAACCAGACATACTGGTGGCGACCTCAGGATGTCACTCCGCAATAAGGAAGTGTTGTGTTTTTAATTATTTTGAGTGTGATAATTTTTGGTGGGTTTAGACTGGCCCCCTGAATCTCCAGACAACCAGTATCACTTATTTAAGTGATAGTCTTAATACTAGTTTTTAGACTAGTCATTGGAGAACAGATGATTGATGTCTTAGGGCCGGAGAAACGCAGACGGCGTACCACACAGGAAAAGATCGCAATTGTTCAGCAGAGCTTTGAACCGGGGATGACGGTCTCCCTCGTTGCCCGGCAACATGGTGTAGCAGCCAGCCAGTTATTTCTCTGGCGTAAGCAATACCAGGAAGGAAGTCTTACTGCTGTGGCCGCCGGAGAACAGGTTGTTCCTGCCTCTGAACTTGCTGCCGCAATGAAGCAGATTAAAGAACTCCAGCGCCTGCTCGGCAAGAAAACGATGGAAAATGAACTCCTCAAAGAAGCCGTTGAATATGGACGGGCAAAAAAGTGGATAGCGCACGCGCCCTTATTGCCCGGGGATGGGGAGTAAGCTTAGTCAGCCGTTGTCTCCGGGTGTCGCGTGCGCAGTTGCACGTCATTCTCAGACGAACCGATGACTGGATGGATGGCCGCCGCAGTCGTCACACTGATGATACGGATGTGCTTCTCCGTATACACCATGTTATCGGGGAGCTGCCCACGTATGGTTATCGTCGGGTATGGGCGCTGCTTCGCAGACAGGCAGAACTTGATGGTATGCCTGCGATCAATGCCAAACGTGTTTACCGGATCATGCGCCAGAATGCGCTGTTGCTTGAGCGAAAACCTGCTGTACCGCCATCGAAACGGGCACATACAGGCAGAGTGGCCGTGAAAGAAAGCAATCAGCGATGGTGCTCTGACGGGTTCGAGTTCCGCTGTGATAACGGAGAAAAACTG